ACATAATGATCACCAGGAGCGGTATCGTACACACTAAATCGATAATCTAATTTACATAGTCTCATCACTTCATCAAATACAACTCTATTATGTGCAAACTCTTTCATAACCGTTCCATCTGCAAAAGCATAGGTTCTTTTTCCTAGTGTTTTTAAATCATGACCAGCGCTACCTACTACATGATACATATTATTCACCTCCTGAATCTAGCTTTGTAAGGCTAGATAATTTCTTTTGATATTGAGCTAAGTATTTGGCTACCGGGGATGGAATAATCCCGCATGCTTCACCATTCTCAATAATTGACAACCATTCATTACTAATATAACCACCCATAACAATATTCCGGACTAACGAACCACCAAGTACTTTGCTAGCTTGGACGCATAAAACTATAATAAGTAATTTCCCTATCTTTCTTAAGAACCCAACTGAACCTTTTCGACTACTGAGCTCGCCTTTCAATGATGCTTTAAAATAACCAGTTACATAGTCAGCTACAAAAGACCAAGCTAATAAATTGAGTACAAAATCTATCGGACCGAAGCAATACTGAATAACTGTAATAAAAAAAGCGCTTATAGGACCGAGATATACTTCCCAGTCTAATGCGCCACCTACTATAGCTTTAGTTGCTATAATGATATCTTTTTTCATGTTCCCCCTATTCGTTTAAAATATAATCGTATTCTTCTTGACTAATGATGCCTTCATCAAGCTTTATGACAAGATAAGCTTCTTCAATTTTTCCGTTTTGATATAATCGTTTGTAACTTTCTACTAATATCGCCATTATAGCCTCCCTTTTTCGATTAACTCTAGAGTATAATTATCAATTGCCTCATTTATTTTTTTTGAGGTATCTGCAATCTCTCCCTCTAACTCATATCGACTTTTAACAGAGCTGCCATTGTAAGCTTCTAAATATGCATTTTTTGCAGCTAAAGCTTCAGTTGATTCTGAACCAAATATGACAGATACTCTACTATACTCTTTGAATGTTTCTTCGAGTATTGCTTGCGAATCACTCTTAGACATAATATCTTCGCGTACTGTAGCCACATAGTACCCGGTTTGTAAATCTATTTCAAAATTATAATGTTCCTCGTTAAGTCTCTCTAACTTGCTCTTATCATCAGACATTCTATAATATCCTTTTTGTTTCTCATCATAAACTATCATATTATTTCTCCTTAATCCGCTATCCTGTAAAGGGGTGTGTTATTAGAAGCATCATACAACTCAAAATGATTATAAAATTTAATCGAACCGTATACTCCTGATAATGCAGGGGTCAATTCAGAGAAGAGGATCCTTCCATCTACAATGAGTTTACAACTTGAACTTAACTGTATAAAATCAATTACTCCTCTACCAATTACTTTCAGTTGTAAACTATTCGCTTGTATTGATGGAGCGAGATTCGCGTTCAAAATATCCGAAATCCCTTGCCGAGTTGTATGTTGAACAAACACTTGTATATCTGATGTTCGACCTAATACTTTATAATATCTACTAAATGACAAATCAACTTTTCCACTAGGGCAAGCAATTATATTGCCGTCAATATTTAGAGCTGCTGTCCCTCCATTTGTTGATATGTTATTTATAACACCGCTACCTTGAAATACTAATAATTCCTCAGTCGCTAATTCTGATCCGATTGGATACTCTATCACCAAGCTATTATTCAACTTATTATTGAATAAGTTTGATTTAGATTTGTAACCACTATAGACGAATCCATTTTGAGGATTATTCATACGAAGAAGAGTGTCACTAATCACAATAGGAACAGACATTTGACCTCTTAGCTTGATGTTATTCTTCTTGATACAGTTTACAAGCCCATTCAAATCTAAAGTTTCGAGATCTGATTCCGGGATGTATATAAAAAGTCTACCGTTATTATTTAAAATTCCACGTCCGGTTAAAGCTGCCGTTACGCTTTCGGATATATAATCGCCTATCCCATCATTAGCAATAGCCCAACCTTTTATACCGATGCCGTCTACTATACTGTTAGCTGTAACCCACCCTTCAATCCTTGCTACTGCCAAATCACCATTTCCACCTTGACCTAATGCAAAACTAGAAAATGTTTCTGTCCCATCAATTACGATGATGTCGCTTATTTTTTTCTCTGTTCTAGAGTCTTTGGTGCCGTTTGGTAATGATGTTAATGGTTTTAACTCTTCATCCCAGGTTGCGTTTTCTAATGCTGGAATTATAAAAGTACCTACAGCAGTTTCGTATGATTTATTATAAATATACTCACCTGGTTCTACTTCGATCATTTTATATTTATTGTAAAGTAATAGTGTGATCCATTCTTTAAAAGATTTTGATATTCCATTTATAGTTACATCATAATTAATCAAATTTCCAATACCGTCATAAGCTTGTGATAATTGAGCATACGCTTCTCCGGAATTATACGCGAATTCAGAACCGCCAGCAAATCTAACGAACTTTAGATTCTTATCAAATATTCTTATATTAGCTGAAAAGTTTGTAACCATAGATGTATTCTCATCAATTGGAAAAAGATATAAACAATACTCACTCTGAGATTCATTAGTAATTGTTCCTGCACCATTAAAATAGCCACCTTCTATAATCGAACCATATTGCTTAGTCCAATATTCAATCGCCCCATTATTTGAGGCGCATATAAAAGCCTCATCTTCTTCTCGAATCTCATAGAACATCATGTCAGCAGTTAACTCATCTACTGGATCACCATTAGGATATTTTAGCGGTTTAGCTGCAGCCTCATTTTTCTTTATGGTTATTGATCCTGTTATAGATGTTACTATTTTAAGTGTTATTTTTTTCAGATTATCAATTGCTGATATTGATAATTCGGAACCATTAATTTCAGGTGCTATTGATTCATCGATCTGTTTGATAACTGCATCAATGATATTCATATCAGCATTGTAATCAACTCGTTTTAAATGATCAGAGCCTGAATATTGATTCAGTTTTACTTTTTCAGTTTTGTTTGTGCTCCCCATGATTCACATCCTTTCTATGATACTAATATTTCTAACTCATCCCAGGTTAAATTTTGTGATTCTAATTCGTCCCAGGTCCAGTTGTGAGCCTCTAACATATCCCAGGTCATGAAAGAGTATTCCAAATTTATTTTTAAGTGTGCTGGTACGATATCAAGAAGTGTTGCTTCAAGATCTTCAATACCTTCTGGAATACCGCCAACGCTAATAAATTTAACATTTATTTTACTGCCTGATATAGATGTATCGACTTGCCCATTGATCCAGGACTCGCAAATGTTATCAATCTTTGAAAGATTGATTTTACCTTTACTTTTAAGCCTGGCTTTAATAAGAGCGCGTCTTTGATCAAGAGGTTTAAGAAGATCTGTTTTAATGCCTAATCTCACCTCTAAATATAAAAGACCGGCACCGACTGCATGATCAACAAACTTTTCATTAAAAACCACTTCTGTTCTTGTATCTAATTTTCTTATTACCTGGTCGATTGCCTGATATAGATCATTAAGCAGCTCGTCACTTCTCAGTAGCGGCGGGATCTCATTCAGCATTATCAATAATGTTTCTGTCATGAAATCACCACGCTATCAACAACCGCGACTGATTTGTCAGGTATATTTATATTGGTTGATGTTCCGTTGATCAACAAACTAGAATAATCTTCAACTTCATCTGCAGATAATATTGAAGCACCAATTTGAGCAAACGAAACTATTTTCTTTTCTTTATAAACAGTTTTAAGATATTCTTTAATTTTAACTTTTACGCTTTCTGCAGCAACTTCTTTTGTTGCTCCTGGTGCTAAAGTTGCAGTAAAAGTTATTGATAAATTAAGAGCTGCAGCACTCGTTATATAGGCGAAGCACCCTAGCGGCGCAAGTCCGGAACCGTGACCATTTTCAGTTAAGGGATTCATGATCTCCTGTACTGTATTAACTAGATCTGTTGATGCTGGCATGATGTTAGAATCTACAATAACAGTTAAAACGCTATTATCTGCAGCGTCACCATTTTGATTCTGTAAGGGGTAGACGTTCGCTTCTCCTACACCTTGAACCGATTTTGACCAGGCTTTGTGTTGTGCTTTGTTGCCTTGTGTTTCTTCGGCCTGTTCACTTTCTAAGAATCGATCTAGGAAATGCGGATCTGTTTCTTTTTCAAAACCATCTTTCGCATCTTCAGTATTATTAACACTTATTAAACCTTGAATTGTTATAGGTATTTGAGTAATAGTGTTAGATCTTACATTTCCCCCGGCACCAGGTAATTTGGCCTTTACTGTAACGGTTCCTGTTGTGATGATTTCTACATCCTCAATAAATTCAAATTGGATCCCGGAAGACGTTTCTATTAGATCCCCTTTTTTAATGCTGCAGTCACCAGTTAATACAACTGGTACTGTGGCATAAGTTTCAGCGTGTCTAGTTTTATCGCTATTTTGAGTAATATATAAATCTAACTCATCACCTTTTAACTCTCTGACATCAAGTTTTTTCTCAACTATATCAATCTTTTTGTTTGATTCTT